TGCTAAATTCAAATGCAGGAACAGATGATACACATCCGTACATTGCACTTGCAGGTCGAGTGCCATGTAAAGTAATAGGAATAACCAACAAAGGAGACAGACTAGTCACTTCAAGTACCCCAGGTCATGCCAGAGCAGTTAGTGATGGCGAAGATTGTACATACCAGCATGTAATTGGTAGAGCTCTTGACACTAAAATAAATCAAGAGCCAGGGTTAATTGAAATTGTAGTAGGAGTCAAGTAAGTGGCAGTCATCGTCGGTCAGGTAATTGAAGCATCACATTACAATGCACTTGCAGATTTATGCAATAAGTGCTTTGCTGATGTCTATACTGGGCGAGAGTATGACGCAACCTTTAGTGGCAGTAATATTAATAATGCAGCAGAATGTAATGCAATATTTTCAATACATGAAACAGACTATCCATCAACAAGTCCGGGTGTTGGTCCCTTTTCACTGACTACCGATGTATTATCAACAGACTTTGTTATTGTAGTAGTTGGACAGGAAACAAAAGTTGGCAGTGGCTATAGTATAGACTATAATGCTAATACTATTACATTTACTACAGCCATTCCGGCGGCGACACGTGTGGTTGTATTTAATCGATATACACATAGATTTGGTTATGGTAATAGCGCAGTTGTAAATAATTTATCACCTACTGACAAAGTTGAGAGTGTACATACTAATAGTTTAATTGATAGATCCAATGCCATATTGACTCATGTCGGCGACAGTACACAACTTACAAATGTTTCAGTTGGTACTGATATCACTTCTAATGATGGTAATTATATTGAAAACGTATATCAAACAAATGTATTAATGAACGATGTACATTTAACTGTGGGCGCAAGTGCTGCAAGTGAAACAAATGCAGGGAATTTTGTACGTACTGCGGCATGGGATTCACGTTTAGAAGGTATATTTGCTTATACCTTTACTGATTACAGTCAAGCACGATACTTTTTTAATAGTGGTGGCGAGATACGATTCAGTTTAGATATGACAGGTAATGCCGCAAATGCTGGTTATGCAAGTTGGAATTCAATATGTACTGGGCTAGGCACAGTTCGTATGAACCATGAAGGCACATTACAAAGTGGTAGTGGCGGAATTAGTAACGGTAAAGGATTTTATCACTTAACTACCGATTGGCAAACAATTTTTAGTAGTGCTAGTCCTGGTGGTGGTTACGGCGGTGGTGGTTACGGCGGTGGGTATGCAAACCTTCGTGCAGTTTTTCATGCCAAATATGTTGAAGTGGGATCAACACACCAGGTACAGATTAAAGTAGTAATGGATGATGGATCAACTCATGCAAGTCCTATTACTGGTTCTACTACATTTTATGCTAAAACATTACAGCCTAATAATATTTCAAAAAATTCAGTTACTTACAGTGTAACTGGACCAACAGTTAGTGTCATTGAAAACTTTAATTCAGCTAATGACAGCTAAACCACTTGACAAACAATCATAAATAAGTTATAGTAGTAGTTAAATAACCGTATACGGAGGTAGAAGCACTATGGATGACCGCTTAGAAAAAGCATTGGAATTTTCTAATTATCGAATGACAATAGAAAATCAAAAGAAAAACCTCAAAATTAGAATGGAAACACAGCAGACATTTATGTATCAAAAAGGTACATGGCGAGCTGATCAACTGTTGATTAGTTTTATTCAAAGTCTACTAGACAATGAATTTGAAAACGCAGTAATACAAGACAGTCGTAATACACCAATCCAAATTGATGACTTACATGAATTCAAGTTAATGATTATTGAAAAATATAATGAGGCAATGAATGAGTTTTTGATGGAAACAAACAAACTATCAAAAGCAAGAAATATTAAAAAGGTAATGGACTGGTAAATGAGTTATAACGGATGTTGCTTTTTTGCCTATAATAATAGTGAAATTGATTATGTACAGTTAGCATTACTGGCCGCACTATATGTAAAAAAGCATATGAAAAACAACAACACTTGCCTGATTACTTCAGAAGGTGATTATGATTGGCTTGAATCAAGCCAAGGCAAACCGTTAGTTGAAAAAGCATTTGATGAAGTAGTAATTACAGATGTTAAACAAGAAGAAAATGTAAGAACACATTATGATAGTCCATGGACTACATTTGACAGTCATTTTCAAAATAGTAATAAGCATTTAGTTAATGAATACTCTCCTTTTGATAAAACATTACTATTGGATATTGACTATATTGTACGTAACGATAATTTGGATTACTTGTTTGAACAAGAACACATACATGTTGGTATGTATAATCAAGCATGCGATTTACGTGGCGATCCGCCAGATTTATATGAACAATACTTAAATCCAGTTGGTGTGCCAATGTGGTGGAGTACTGTAGTCTATTTTGATCGTAGTGATACTAGTGATATGTTTTTTGACCTATGGGCGCATATACAAAAAGAATATAGTTTTTATAAATTCCTATACAGTTTTCCAGGACATATGTATCGTACTGATTATTGTGTTAGTGTTGCTTCACATTTGATGAATGGTATGGCAGATGGCGATACTATACATAAGATTATTGACGGGCCAATGCAATATATGGATCAAAAAGATGATATAGTTGAAATTAAATCTTCTAATGATTGGGTATTTTTATCAAATGATCGTAATGAACCATGGAAAGACATTGTATCAAGAAATTTACATCAGAATTTACATGTAATGAACAAACGTAGTATTGGGCGTAATTTTGATGCTATGATTGGAGCAGTTACATGACTCAGGGATATATTACAATAGCAACAAAGTCCCCAGGTAACATACAAGTTGAGCAAGCAGTAGCATTGGCTAGTAGTTTAAAACTAGCTGATCCAGATCGCGAGTTTTGTCTAGTTGTAGACAAATTTGAAAATGTACCACAAAAGTACGAGAATGCATTTGATAGTATCGTAGAATTACCATATGGACATTATGATCCAACTGAAGATATTGCAATTAACTTATGGCAACTATATGCATGTAGTACATTTGAACACACAATGTATATTGATCGTAGATGTATAGTAACACATAACATCAATGATATCTGGGATAATATAATATTGCATGACTATGTTTTTAGTAAAACTGTAGAAAATTTTAGAGGTGAAACAGTACCACTAAACGACAAATTTAGTATTCATGAGCGTAACGATATTCCCACTTATATGACAGATATCTTTTATTTCAATCGAAGTGAAAGATCAGAACAGTTTTTTAAGATACTAGATGTTGTGCTTAAAGAATTTCGTAGAGTGTATCTTAAATTTATAAGTGAAGGCCGTCCTGGGTATTTTGATATAAACTTGTTAATTAATACCACTATTATGATGCTGGGAGAAGAATCAAATATACATGGACATATTCCTTACAAATTATTAAGTTTAGACAACTTAACTCTTGACGACGATGACTTGCCGACCGAATGGGTAGACTACCTTAGTAGTTGGTATATAAGTGGCACACTTAAAATTAATAACCACCGTGTGAGTGGTATCATATGTTATAATAGTGATGCATTTTTAGATGAAGAAATATTAGATGATTACAGACAGCGTGTTAAAGACAGTAACATTAGAATCTAAAAAGCAGTTTTATGTTTTTTATGATGAATGGACTGGGGCTATTATAAAAATAGCATCAATTGAACAGGATACTTCTGAGTATTCGTATCTACTGACTGACAGTTATCTAGCAGAAAATATTCTCAAAGGTTACGAAAATGAAAAAGACTATATTGTATCATTTGATAATGATAACAACTTAGCAATTGTTAAAAAAGATAACGTAGTACGGTTACGTAGTAGTGAAACTAATCTACACCAATTGGCTAATGTAAAAAAAGATGATTGGGATATTAGAGTATTGGTATATGCTGGTAATAATAAACTAGTAGTAGAAGTCAATCCTTTAAGTATACGCAAACTTAGTAATATGACGTTTAACAAGAAGATCATTATTGACGATAAAAATGATCTATCTCTATATATAGTTAAGCATAATAATCCAGATTACCTGATAGACACTATTGATGTTGATGCACAGGAACTATTGGATAACGGCAATGTTATATATGATATTACTAGTATACGTAAACACGTTAGTTTAACTGAACTTGGATTCTTAACTAGACGTTGTTTTAAAAATTACTACTTGGATATTTTTAATAGTCCATTGAATATTGCACAGCAAAGTCTTGTCAAGAATTTTTCTTATATACACAGATATGCTGAACACAATCATAATCAAGGACATATTAACATAACCCAAAAGGGGGAGTTCCTTACAATTACAACACCACTAAGTAGTGGTGAATTAACTGATATCGGACTGCATGAAGATAAATTATGGGTATACTTAGTGGGCAATACACCGGATGAATACTATGGAAGCATACCAATAAATATACGTGAACTTAAAACTAAAAAGAAATGTGCTATAAAAATTGAGGGAAATATACAAAATTATAACCTGTTACACCAAAAGCACAAAGTAACATTTTCAATCAAAGGAGCCAACACATGAGCAAAATAGTACCTATCACAGAATTTGATGTGGTGTTCATCAGTTATGACGAACCAAATGCTGATCAAAATTATCAAGACTTGCTGGAAAAATGCCCATGGGCGTTACGCAGTCATGGCGTGTGGGGTAGTGATGCAGCGCATAAAGCCGCCGCGGCACTGGTTGAAACTGATAGATTTATTACCATTGATGCAGATAATATTGTGCGCAGTGATTTTTTTAATATTGAACTAGATTTAGATACCATTGGTGATAATGATGTTATTAGTTGGGCAGGCAAAAATGCAGTAAACGGACTTGTATATGGTAATGGTGGTATCAAATGTTGGCCAGTACATGTTGTGAACGCAATGCGTACACATGAAGCGGCTCCAGAAAATGACAAGCATGCACAGGTTGACTTTTGTTGGAATATCAACTATGTTCAAATGAATAACATCTATTGTGATGTAGCAAACAACGGATCACCATATCAAGCATATCGTGCAGGGTTCCGTGAAGGCTGTAAGATGAGTTTGGAAGATGGTAACATTGTTGATAAGCGAGCCCTTAAAAAATTACATCGTAAAAACTATCAACGTATGTTAGTATGGATGAGTGTTGGTGAAGATGTTCCCAATGGATTATGGGCAGTTTATGGAGCAAGATTGGGATGCTATATGACTAACTTAGACAGAGATGCCTGGGATTGGCGTGATGTACGTGACTTCAAATGGCACACTAAGTTTTGGACTGAGACTGTAATGCCACAATTTGCAGATCCTGATGGAGAGCTATGTCCAGCAACTGGATATCGTTATAATAAAGACAAGCTAAAAGCTGAAACAATTCGATTGGGCCGTATACTTCAAGACGAATTACTATTGGAGATTGCAGACATGGATGAAAAAGCAAGTGAATTTTTTAAGGAAGTTTACATAAATCCAAGTCGGATGGCACCAATGATTCGAGAAGATAATGTTATATCAGAAATTGAGTAATAAATGACAGTTAAAAAATTTCAAGAAGTAGATTGGGCAAAAGAGCCAGACGGCACTATTGGCAATAATCATCATAATCTAGAAAAAATAAAATCCTTGCTTGACAGCAAAGGGTGCGGATTTTGTATGGCTAAGTTTAAGCAAGTAACTATGCACTTGGGTACTGGTATGACGCATGCATGCCATCATCCATCACCACACAAAATACCGTTACGAGAGATACAAGACAATCCAGCCGCACTGTTTAATACCAGTGTACTTAAAAAAGCACGAACTGAAATGCTTAATAATGAAAAGCCCAGTGAATGTGATTATTGCTGGAGAGTTGAAGACGATAGTGGAACTAGTGATAGACACTACAAAAGTTTAGAACCCTGGGCACTTACTGACTTTGATGAAGTTGTTAATCTTAAAGGTGATGAAAATATATATCCAAGTTATCTGGAAGTTAGTTTTAGTAATGCATGTAACCTTGCTTGTCATTATTGCGGTCCAGAATTTAGCAGCAAGTGGGTAGAAGATCTAAAACTAAACGGGCCTATCAAAGTTTTCGAAGGTGATAAAACTGAAACTTGGGTACAAGGGTATCAGGATCTAGATAATTTAAGTTATAAAAATCGAGACTTTAATCCTTACATTGATGCATTTTGGAAATGGTTTCCTGATGCGTATAAGCATTTAAAACATTTCCGTATTACTGGTGGCGAACCATTGATGAGTAAAGAAACACTCAAAACAATGGACTTTTTTATTCAAAATCCAAATCCAGAACTAGAGTTTAGTATCAACAGTAACCTTAGTATACCTGATAAAATTTGGGATAAATTTATTGAGAAGCTCGTTGTTCTTAAAGAAGATAATCATGTTAAAAAGATTACCATCTATACTAGTGTTGAAAGTTGGGGTAAACAAGCTGAGTATGCTAGACGTGGATTGAATTTTGAATTGTTCCGTAAACGATATGAACAACTACTACAACTTGGTAATGTACGTGCAGTTATTATGGCTACATTTAATATATTCAGTATTACTGGATTCCGTAAGTTACTAGAATGGCAATATCAACTCAAACAAAAATACAATCCCAACAACAGCAATCAGCATTTGGAAACTAGTACTGGATTCCGCATTACACGGCCTGGCGACATGTCGCTTACTGATAGGCGAGAACACAGTCCAGATCACAGTGTAACAGTTGGACTTGATGTTCCGTATTTAAGAAGTCCAGATTATTTGGATGTTCAGATATGTAGCCATCAACTAGTGGAAGATTATTTGTTGCCTACACTAGACTATATGAGTAATCGTAGTAGTAATGGTGCATGGAGTGATCATCAGGGATTTGAAGAATATGAAATTGACAAGTTTAAGCGTATTGTAGTACACCGTTTATATTTTAATCAGAAGAATAGGCCTGAACGTAATGAAGGTTTTGACCTTATTAAAAAACGTGCTATGTTTTATGATTTTGTAAATAAAATGGATGAACGGCATGGTACTGACTTTGTACAAACATTTCCAGAGATGGAAGAATTTTATTTTGATTGTCAATACTATAATGATTTGTATTATGAAATGCAAGCACAATATCGTGCAGAGGGTAAAAAAGCATAATGGCCAATAAAAAGAAAAATATTAAAGAAACACCAGTAGAATGGCGTACACGTGTGCTTGATAAAAAGAGTACTAGCTTTTGTGGAGCAAAATGGTATAATGCTACTGTGTGGCTCGGAAACGGTGCGACAACTAGTTGTCATCATCCGCCACCACATAAAATTAATGAAAACGATGTTAAAAAAGATCCAAGTGCATTACATAATACAGTATATAAAAAGCTAGTACGTAAACAAATGCAAGAAGGTGTACGTCCTAAGGAATGTGAATATTGCTGGAAAATTGAAGATATGGGTAATGATTATGTAAGTGATCGTTATTATAAAAGTACACCATATAGTGAAGAAGAACTAGAAGCCGCCTTTACTAGTGATTGGAGAGATAGCTTTACGCCCAAGACATTAGAGATTGCATTTGATAGTAATTGTAATTTTGCATGTAGTTATTGTAATGCTGGATATAGTACAACGTGGGGGCATGATATTAAAAAGAATGGACCATATGATAACATGACCAGTGATGGTTGGGGAGCATTTGCACATACTGGAGAATGGGCTCAACCATATGGTGTTAAGAACGAAGGAAATCCATATACTCAGGCATTTTGGAAGTGGTGGGAAACTGATTTACAACACAATTTACAACAGCTAAGAGTTACCGGCGGTGAAGCTACTGTTAGTTATGACTTTTGGAAATTAATTAATTGGTACGATAAAAATCCCGGATGCAAAGTACGACTAGCAGTTAACACTAACTTGGGGTGTAAGCGTAGTCATTTACACAGGTTAGTTAAACTTAGTCATAAAATTGATGCTTTTGATATTTACACCAGTAATGAAGCATTTGGCGAACAAGCAGAATACATACGTGACGGTCTTGTGTATGACGAATGGATTGACAACTACAAATACATGTTAAATGAAGGAAATTTTGGCATGGTACACTGTATGTTAACTATCAATGCATTATGCTTGGGCAGTATTGATAAGATGCATGAACAGATTTTCGATATGCGAGAAGAATATAATGGTGGTAAATTTGCAGAAGATGAAACATTTGTTGATATGAGTTATAACATTTTACGTTTTCCTAGTTTTCAGAGTATTACTACATTACCAGAAGAAGTAAGAAAAGAACGCCATAAATATTTAAGTGATTGGTACAGTGAGCAAAAAGAGCGGTTCCATAAACACGAACAAGATGGGTTTGAAAGAACATTGGCATACATGGAAGTAGTTGACGAAGGACACAGTGTTAGAGATTACAGCGATATTGAAACTCGCCAGCGTGACTTTGTTAGTTTTTACAAGCAGTATGATGTACGTAGGAACAAAAATTTTATGACAGCATTTTCAAACTTACCAGACTTAGTAAACTGGTACGAGGGATATGATGTTAGTCATAATATACATCCAGTCAAGGAACCAGTTAAAGATGGCGATGCTACTACGTGGGGTCGTCCAATATATTTAGACACATTGGCACAAGCAGTGGAAGATCAACTGTTAATTCCAACCAAAAATAAGAGTGAGACAAAATCATGAGCTGTAGTATGATAAAATATGATGACGTGCGTAAAATGCATATAGAACTTAGTAGTAAATGTAATGCTAGTTGTCCTGGATGCCCACGCAATGTAAGTGGGGGGTATACTTTACCTTGGTTAGATACAAACGAATGGACCATACAACAGTTTCAAGATACGTTTGACCAGGAATTTTTAGGAAAACTCAATTTAGTGTTAATGTGTGGTAATTTTGGAGATCCAGGCACTTGTATTGACTTATTTGAAATTGTAAAATATATTAAAGAATCAAACTCGAATTGTGCAGTTCGTATACATACAAATGGAGGTATGCGTAGTCCTAAGTTTTGGGGAAAACTTGCTGGCATAATGAATCCTCATAAAGACATGACTATCTGGAGTATTGATGGCCTAGAAGATACAAATCATATCTATCGTAAAAAAGTAAAATGGAACAAATTAATAGCCAATGTTGAAGCATACATTGCTGCAGGCGGTCCTAGTACATGGGAATATCTTGTATTTGGACATAACCAACATCAAGTACAAGAAGCAAAAAAATTAAGCGAAAAAATGGGGTTTGTAAATTTCTTTTACAAAAAAGCATTTGGATTTACAGAAGAGAAAAAAGGAATGGGCTTGGACGGTATGCTTAGTTTAGATGACGTTGGAGATATAGAATACTTTATCCCTGCTCCTGATGACAATTGGTTAAACAGTACTTCATTAGAACAGGCCAAAATTAAAGGAAGTACAGTAGCTAAACGACATGAACTTTCAAAAGAAGTATTCATAAAACATTTTAAATATAACGAAGGTAACCTAGAAAAAGATACCCAAAACGGTGCAATGGATTGGTTAGATAGCGCACGTAACATTGACTGTATGCATATACGTGAACGTGAAATTTATGTTGATGCCTTAGGCGGTGTACATCCTTGTTGTTTCCTAGGCCATGTTAGCCAGAATGCAGATGGAATTATAAACATGCAATATTACCAATGGCTAAAACAAAATGTCGGTTTTGATAATATTAATATTTTAAAACACGGCCTGCGTGGTGTATTAGACAACACTGAGTACTTTGAAAAGATTCGTGCAACTTGGGATATTCCTCAGCATAAAGATGGCAGAATTGCACAGTGTACAAAACACTGTCAAACTAAAAATAATCCTATTGACAGTCTTTATGAAAGTACAAGACATCAGCAAAATCTTCGTAAGAAACAAATTTCTGATAATGGATATCAAACAAGTGATTAATCAGGCCAATTAGTCCAGCCTTTGCGTTGTTTGTATTCTGTAAAAAATGCAAACAACTCAGGAAGACTTTGACTCCAGTCTAACTCAGGATCTGCAATTTTGTAACTCCATAACTTTTGCCATGCTTCGTGTATAAGTTTTTCGTTGGTGTCTGTATCGTTAACATTTTCTTGTAAGTAACTTAGTACAAGTTTCAAGCCTTTAAGTTGATTCTGTCCTGCATATTCTATATTAGGATCGTCCATACGCTGTTTAATCCAATCAATATGCATATTGTATTTTTGTATAATACGTTCTTTATACCAGTCTGGAAGTATTTTAGGATTTTGCCAGTCGGGAACATTAATAAAGTTAGGTATAAATGGTGCATGTTTACACCAGTCATTTTCAATACAATATCTGTTAAACTCTGGGAAAATTTCTATGTTTAATACTCCAATTGTAGGAGCAGGAAATAGATGTACAAGTGGTAGTTCTTCTTTTATACGATTGAAGTTTTTTTCAAAAACTTTCCACTTTAGATTAGTGCGTATAAACTCCACGCCCTGTGCCATAGCATCAATACTTGCACCAACACTTACAAGGTCAAACTTTTTCCAAAGCTCAATGATGTCTCTTCCTTTGTAACTAAGAGTACTAAGGTTACTGTTATATTTGATTCTACATTTTGTATTACCTGTCTCTACAAGTTTGTCAAGCATTTTAGTATGCTCAGGGTACAGTAAGGGTTCACCTCCTGCAAAGTATATTTCTTCTGCATGCTCCAAGAAGGGTTCTATTTTGTCATATGCATCTACATGAATAAATTTAGGTTTATTTGCTTGACTGCGAGGATTGTCTTCTTTAATACCGACAATTTTTTCTAACTTAATCAAGTCTTCGTGCCAACTACTACTTAACTCATATCCGCACATGCGACATTTTAGGTTACAGATATTACCATATCGTATATCCAAATATACAACATTAGGTTCTATTGTACCGTCTTGTTGTGTATTTTCTACACTACGGCGACTAGCGTCACTTTTAAATGTATTGTTAAACCAAGCTCGCATACTGTTATTCATTCTACCATTATCTTCATGGTTATAACATCTGTCACATCCTGGATGTTGTTCCCCTGACAAGAACTTTAACCTTAATTCCTTAAAGCTATCATGATTCATTAGATCATTGACATTGTCATGATCGTTTATGTTACCATAAAAATCACGTTTGTGGTGTTGGTCCCAAAAGCAACACGGCATTGCATTACCATTGGGCAACAAGTGTAAATGCACCCAAGGTGCAATACAAAAACTTTTATTATCTGGATAGTCCATTCGAGCTCCATTAACTGTTAATATAATTATATTTATGATAAATATGTTTATGACATCCGCACTTATGATTATTGACACTTGGGACCAATATCATCCAGGACACACACATTTAAATACTCCAATGGAGAGAACAGTATCTCGTATTTGTCAGTTACTTTATAAGTGGCCTGGTCCTGTTGTGCTTGCTGCTTATCAAACATATCTACCCGAACCAGAGAGCGATAGATATCCCTGGAAAGAACCGCATCATGCTGTGTTAAACAGTGTAAAACATGGATGTGATAATCATATTATAAGTTATGACACAAATGAAGTCAAGGAGTTTCTAGATCAGAATAACGTTTCTACTTTACATTATGCTGGATTTAGCATACCTGGGTGTATAGAATACAGGCCGTTGGGAATAAAAAACATGCAAGATAAGTATAACTGTCGTATAGTTATAGATTGTGTGTTAGACTTGTATGATATGATGAGTTTAGAAGAAGCAGACCGAATTCACAATACTTACAAATATGTACTGAGTAGCAACTACTCTTTTGATTTTATGGAATATTTACCTTGAACCAATTAAACAAATATTATTGTATAAAGGCATTTTCGGGTTTAGAAATAAAACCTAATGGCCAGGCCAGTATGTGTTGTGATATGAACAACCGGAAAGTCAGTATAGATCCTTACTACCTTAATTTAAACAGTCTACCACTTACAGACGTAGTAAACAATACAGGCTGGCAAGAGATAAGACAAAACATGATAGACAATAAACCAAGTGATGCATGCGAGCAATGCTATGTAAATGAGCGATTGGGTATAACCAGTCAGAGACAAAATAGCAACCGAAGATTTGCCTCAGAGGTAGATTATCATTGGAACAATAGTGGAGCTACAACACATGATTTAATTGATTTAGATATGAAAATAGGCAATGTATGTAATCAGATGTGTGTTGTTTGTGATAGTGCTAGTAGTAGCATGCTACTGTCGGAAGATCAGCAAATATTTGGCACAGGCAATACCTTCAAGGTAAAGTGGTGGCGTAATGAAAAACTATGGGATCAGCTTTTAGATAGATTTGAAAGTGTTCAACGTATTAACATATATGGTGGAGAACCTTTGCTAATTCCTGAAGTAAAAAAATTCTTATTAAGAGTAGTAGAACACGGATATGCAAGCACCATTGATGTAAACTTTGCAACTAACGGCAGCATTTATAATGAAGAATTCTTTGACATACTAGAAAACTTTAACAAGAGAACTATCTTGGCAAGTGCAGATGGACACAAACAAACTTTTGAATACAGCAGGTATCCTGCCAAGTGGGATGAGTTTTTAAAAAACATACATCTTATTAAACAAAGATTGGATCCTGACGACTTTTTTGCTAATGCATATACCTATAGTGCATATACTGTTTTTGATTTAGTAGACACACTAGAGTTTTATCGAACTCAATTAGACTTTGATTTTCCAGTTTGGCTTAATCCAGTATGGCAGTCATTTTACAAAGTAGATGTACTACCATCTGCACTAAAGGATAAACTTATTCAGGATATAAAACAAACTTACAATACTGATTACAATATGAATGGCAGTAAAGATTTAAGTCCAATTGTAACAAGTCTTATACAACATAGTGATGAAAAAAATTGGCATGAGTTTAAAAGAATAACAAAAATGCGTGACAAAATGCGAAATATAAGTATAATAGATGTAATACCAGAACTTGAGGACTATTGGCATGAGGATTAAACAAAACGTTTGTAGTAAGCTATGGACAGATACAAATATAGATTTTAGACGCCAAGAAATACGACATTGCTGTAAAAGTGTTGGGCAGAAAATTACATTTCAAGAGATGGCCGATTTGGGGGTAGATGTTTTTGAAAATTATAATCTTAATGTAGAAAATAAGAAAACAATGTTGCTCAAAAATCAAATACCTACACATACATGTAAGTTGTGTGTTCGCAATGGCGATAATGCAATACGGCATAGTTGGAATACCTGGACAGATGATTTTATCACTAACAGCAAAGATGTTCTAATAGATACTGATCATGCACAGTATATTGAAATTGATATTGGTGATCAGTGTGATTTAGCATGTGTATATTGCGGACCATGGAGTAGTACTACATGGAAAAAGGAAGTAGGACAAAGTGTAAAATCAAAAGACGAGTACACAATTGAATGGACTCGACGCATGATGGAATTATTAGTAGAGCGAATCAAACAAGTAGATAAAACTAGACGGTTAAGCATTAATTTCCTAGGTGGTGAGCCTACACTTATGCCGGAAGTATACACATTGATCGACAACCTAACACCTATTTTTAAAACATTTGATGAAAAAGTTAACTTAATGTTTACTACAAACCTTAATACAAAAGGTCCGCTGTTTGATCGTATGGTTGATACTATTAAGAAAACCAATGAGTTTGCACACTGGACAATTGGCGTTAGTATTGAAAATATTGGCCCACGTGCTGAACTTGTTCGCTATGGATTAGATTGGAATAGATTCCATCATAATATGATGGAACTACAGCATCATGCTAAAATTGCACTGACATGTACACATAACTATTTTAGTTTACCACACTTTGATGAAACACTGGAATATTTCTTTAATAGTTTTAGCACTAAATTTAACGACGAACGTCTTGGGCATGGATGGTTAATAACAAGTAACTGTGTCTATGATAACGTTCTTGACCCAGCTTACTTGAGTCATGATCTTGTTCCCTGGGATCGTATATATGCAAAACTGGATCAATATATTGGTCGTGAAAACGAGCCCGACAGACTGAATAGTATATACCTACACACAGACAATATGAAACAGCGAGTTGGTACAAAGCCTTTCAGTTCTAGATTCTTTCAGTATCATAAAAATATCTCATTGAGAACACCAGCATATTTTGAACAGTTTCCTTACTATAAGACAGTAATGGAAGAACTAGAACAACAGTATGGATCAGAATTTGGTCCTGAATTTTTTGATACTGTGTGGAAAACTCATGTAAACCCTGGTGATGTTGAGTTCTAATAATTAGGATAATTTGTGGTGTAGATAACTTACGAAGTCTTGTGCAATGGTTAATTTACGACTTATGTTTCTATTGTGTTCAGTCACAGTGCGTTCGTAAACTAAGTTAGTTGGTTGTTCTATTAGCCAACTAAAACTTTCAAACACACGTTTTATTCTGGTTGCATTGTCTTGTATAGTATCATAGTCATGGCTTAGTATGTCATCATAAAAATTATATCCGTATTGTTTCATACGATCGATAATACCAGCGGCTCCTAGCAGAACAAATGGTTGTGGATAAACTAAATTTTTAAAAGCCTTTTCTGTAATACTAGATCTATCTGAACTTATATGTGTTTCCATTACAGCTGCATAAGGTATATTAATGTAATGCTTTGCATTAATTTGATGCCATATAAAAGGTTCTGTACTATCCTTTTCATAAGGACTTGACTCCGGTGTAAATTGAATGTCGCTGTAATCTGTACCTCTAAAGCCAGTATTCATTGTACAAATACCAGTGTCCGGATAGCGATCTCTAATCATATTATGTAGTATCCTGCGATGTTCACGTGGCTCTCCTCCTAAACTTATAAAAGGGTATTCCCATCTTCCACGTTGTTGTATTATTGGATCATAATAAAGGGGATCCTTGTCAATAATTGCATACTTACAGTATTCTAATGCAAATGGCGCACTATATACATCGCAGTACGATTGTTTTTTAAATCCTAGATTGTTTGTACTAAACACAAAGTTACTGTCGTCAAGATTGTGTCTTGTACTAAAACGTTCAAGTGTAGGGCCTATATCGTGTGTACTAAAACTTTCAGCAGTGTCATCAACAACGACAATTGCTGAACCTTTGCGTATTTGTTTTTGTATCTGGTTCGGAATGTGTACATTATCCAGCCAATTTACATAGTCAGGGTCTGCAGTATACCTTCCAAAATATCCACTTATAAAATAAGCAAATTGTCCTTGTAACGCATGACTACCTTCTGCAAAACGTCTATAAATTACAGGTATGCAATTACAATTTGTTTCTACATTTAGGCCATCTCCATGACCCCATATTTGCAACATTATCTACTGTTTCCATAGTGTATAACTTGCAAACTATTATGATGTTCTGCCATAAATTTGCGCCAAGGATCAACAACTATGCTATGCATAGGAAATACACAATACAGTTGATCAGTGTCGTCACCTTCTTCTTGCATGTACTTATATGTAGTACTTGCACTGTGTGCTAGCAGGATAACTGCTGGACGCTCAGGGCGTTCGTTGTCGCCAGTAAGCGGATCAATATACTTGACAAGTTTACCCATTTGTTCTACATAATGTCCAATAAGTAAACTGTAACTGCCATCTACATACTCCACACCAGGCTTGTATGCTTTACCATGGATATAGATGTCCATGCTGTTTTCATTAGAGAGATCTACTAGCTTCTTGGCAAGGTTACGTGCTTGTATTTCACGTGCATTCATAATAGAATCAAATAAATCATATCCTAAGTCAAGTTCTCGTGCCATATACCTTAATGCAATATTATCTCTTGGATGGCAAGCACCTCCATCGCCCATACCCGCTGTCATATATTGTGGACCCATAATACGCATTGTAGATTTAGCAAGAGCATTGGTCACAATATCAACGTTGATATTACCTTGTTTCTCTGCTACGTCTTGTATCATATTCACTAGACCAATCTTAGCACTAATAAATGTGTTGTAGAATACTTTTATACATTCACATTCGTCCCATGTGCCAATCTCATAGCGTGGGTCATTTTCCATTACAGTCTTATAGAAGTCTACTAGTTCTTTTGCATCACCAGTCTCACTTCCATCTTCTGTGCCAATCATAACCATTTCAGGGTTAACCATATCCCATGCTACTGAACCCATTGCAATTAAGTATGGGTTGTATACAAATCTTGTATTAGTCACATGCTTTACAAATTCTCTTCTGACCGTCCCAGGAAGAACCGTAGAAATAAGAACAATCATCTGGTCCTGTGTCATATACCGATTTGCTTCAGCCAATACTTCTTTTACAGTATCATAACGAAAGTCTACTGGCTCTAGATGCGCACTTGGCACACGCCCATCATACAATTGTTCATGTGGTGTAGGCACGGCAACAAAGACAATATCACGTCCCTGTACTGCGCCTTGAATTGTGGGAAACATTGTTACGTGATTACTTGTACGCTTGACAATATCATATCCACTAACATCATGGCCTTTTTGTGCAATAGCTTCTGCACACGGCATACCTAGTTTACCGCAACCTATAAATCCAATTTTGTTCATTTGAAATCCTATATTAACTACATACTTATTTATATAAATAATCATATGCCAATAATGAAAATAACTTTACAGAGCTTACAGAATACTAACACCTTTAAATATGTATTTCGCAATAATAGCGCAAGCAAAAAATTTTGTCAAGTCTGGCAAAATATATTTGATAACTATGCAGGTACCCATATAGAACTAACTACGGAATGTCCTACCCCTACTGACAGCGTAGCAAAACTTAATCAAAATATATATGATATATGCGCAGACATTGTTACTAATTACCCAGATATTATAATACCAGATTGCTGGATACAACTCCCTTATTCGCAAAAAAGTTTAAATGAACTACATGACAAGTTTGCTGAAAACACACAAATGGAACCCGTACCTGCTTTACAAAAACGATTAAGCGACTTAAATTTTGCTATACATAACTTGGAATCTAGGGTGTTAAATGAAGCGGAAGGCAGGGGTAACTTACCACGCTATGTCAGTAGTTGCGGTGCCGCCAGTATAGAACGTCAATATGCATTAAACTTGGAACCTGAAGATAGCCTAGCGTATGATGGTGCTTGTTTTGAACAAAGCGTTCTTATTAGTAGTTATAATACATTGGGTAAAGATTTACAAGCACTTGCTTTTAATAATGACTTAACTAGTATGCTCAATAATCAACGTTTTGTACCTAAAACTACTATAATGAGTCAGTTTAGTATGATTGTACCTCCGGAATTTTTAACTGCTGAACAGTTACAGGAAAAACGACAAGGTATGCAACAATTTGTAGATGACTGGTGTGAACAAAACAACACACGTTTATATGGAGTAGATCCTGTACACTTTGTAAATCGTACTGGCAGATTAGTGATTGCAGATAAAGTTGACGCAACTCAAACAGACTGGAACTGGATTATGGATCAAGACAGTTTGCACATACAGCAATTCGTTATACAGGGCATGGGTACAGTTACACTAGTAAAGGATAACACTTACTTAATATCCACATAGTTAGTGTTTCGGCCACACACGTTGTCACAGGCCGCCAAACGTTGCTCCATGGGTGCATTCCATGCTTTGGGTATTTCGTTAAACCAATGCACTGCTTGATCTATGGTAGTTTCAAATAAGTTGTTACTATACATCATATCATCCACACGCTTATGCACATACTTTTGTACACCATATTTGCGATCAAATGTACGTGGCTGTGAACCCAAGTAACAACAAGGATAGACATCTCCTAGTGCATCTAAATAAAGGTATTTTCGTTTGTCTGCATAACAGTCTATACTCTTAGGTAATACACGAGCATCCTGCTGTTCTCCGCTTAGTTCATAATCTTCTATTGCTTTTTGAAAATCCTTAGGACCTTTTGGATCGCCTATACTGTACTGATATTTTCCATCTGCATCAAACACATGGCAGTTTTGTCTTTGATCGCTCATTACAGCAAAGTTAGAAAAGCCTAATTCTTTACTAAGCTCTTGACACTGCTGTTGCTGATGACGATTAGTGCTAAGTGGTATAAACTTCCAGATTGCATGTCCGCCTGATTTCATGTAAATACCAGCATTGTGAATAATTTTACTCCAATGTGTGCCACGACGATATAAGTGGTGAGTGTCCTCCAATCCATCTAGTGCAAAGTATGTAACAGTGTTATACTGTGCAAGGCGTTGCCAAGTATCAGCAGTACCAGCACTACCGTTTGTGTGTATTTCTATTTGCATATTTTTGTTACAACTACGCAAGTATTCTACAGTGTCTGCCAAGTCAGGCGCAACAATTGCATCACCCAAGTTACCTTCAAATATTATAGTATCCAGCTGTAGTATAAACTCTTTTGGCAGTATTTGTTGGATGTCAGTACAAGTTAAACTGTTTACAATGTAACCTTTGTTATACGTTGCACCGTGGAAATTTCTCAAGCAAAGTGGACAACTTGCTTGACAATTACTGCTTAGTTCTATTTCTAGTGTTCTGATTTGGCTTGCTGCATACATGGTTATTTGCTACATGTCTTAGTAAATAGGAAATAGTGCTTGAATAACTCCATACTGTTGTCAAATTCACTTTCTTGATCTGTAAGTTTCCAACCTAAATTTGTAAATATCTGTTTTGTAAGAAGTTTGTTTGGAGCACCCACTAAAGTTTTTGACTTACCTTCTTCAAATGTGTTCCACCATACTTCTTCTGTATCTTCCATACTCCACGTCATTATCATTTCAGCATCAGTTTCTGTGTATATTTTAGTTTCAATTATTAAGTGCTGGGCACTTGTTGCAGTTAGCATTTTTGCTATTTCGTAATGATTACGTGCATGATAAAAATGACCACAGTACAATATAATGTCTAAATTATCGGTAGGAATATCTGGTTTATATTGGTCTATTTGATCAGCATCAAAATATTTCCAAACGCAACCAGTAGGTATTTGTTTAGCATAATCTAACATTGTTTGCTGTCTTACATCACTAAATGTAACCTGCTCAGCACCGTGCTCTAGAGCAAACAATCCATTCATACCTGTGCCACAACAAAAATCCCAAACGTTTGCTCCTTGACATATAGGTACTAAATTTCGGGTTAAAAAATTCTTATGTAATAACTTCATTGGCTGCCTCTATTTTATTAGCCCAGCCTCTATTTTTTCTTGCAAAATTCATAAATGCTTGCCAATCTCCGTTAAACCGGTCAGGCACACTTTGACTATAAATTGTATACATGGTAGTGCCATAAATTAATTCGTCATCGCTAGTAAGATATTCATATAAGTTTGCATCATATACAACATTGTACGTTTTTTCTTTAACTTGGCGTTGGGATTTATCTTGTAAATCCATTACCTGACTTAGCATAGGGTCAAACTCTGGTAACAAACTATTTGCAACTTCATATACTTCTTTTAAAAACTTAGCTCTACGATATTGTCCGATATCAACCAACACTTCTCCATATACATATCCTGCAATAAAATATTGAAACTCTAAACGCTCTGCATATCCGCTCCATTTTTGTAAGTGTGGATAATATACACTATCTTCGTTAGTAAGAAATGCTTCTAGTAATGCTTCGTAAAAATCTTGCTGTGGTATGTCATGACGCTTTTCCAAGTATCTGCTTAGTAGTTGTGTAAACCCATTGCTTTCTAGTTTGTTTGTAAGCCAGGTCCATAACCATACACGACTCATTGTACTTTCGTCCATTGTGCGTGTGGCTACTACCATGTCCTGCCATTCGTCTATAAAATTACTAAAATAACTACGAACTTTTTTTGTCTTGATGCCATACTTTTCTTTGTATGCAGGATAATTAAGTTCACTGTTTTGTAATAGTGCAAGTGGATAACTTTCTACAATAAAGTCATCTTTAAGTAACTGGCAAATACCGTCTTTCCAGCTATCATATGTTTCTTCTGGCAAGCCTACAATCATTTCCGTATTAACACCAATGCCCATACGGCGAGCATCTAATACAATATTGTCAAGTTGATCACCGTTCAAGTTTGTACGTTTAATTGCAGTCAGCACATCGGGGTTCATACTTTGTAAACTAGCAGTAAAGCGGCGCATCATACCAGCATCTAGTAACTTACTTGCCATACGTACTGTTGTGTCGTTATTATTTTTGTTCCAGTTTGTGTCAAAGATTTGCGGGAACCCTTTTTTCTCTTTTGTATCAATAAGCATATCTACAATAGCCATGTCACGCTCTTTAAAGATACCAAAGTTAGCATCTGTATTGTTTATATATTCTATTTTGTTGTCAGCAAACCACTGGACTTCTGCTTCAATACGGCTTATATCAAACTTTTTCACTTTGCCAAATGTGGTACCGCCCCAGTCACAGAATGTACATTTAAACGGACAACCGCGGTTAGTTTCGATAATACCGTTAAGTATAAGTTTGTCAGTTTTGACATACTTTTCTACAATGTCGTCAAACAAGCCAGATAAGTATGGACTTGGAACTTCACTTAAATCATTTATACGTAAACTTTTGCCAGTACTTAGTCTCACACCGTCTCTGTTTATACTAATACCTGGCACTTTTTCGTCGCTACCAATACCTATAAAACTTTTTAGTAGTCCTGCAAAACTTATTTCGCCTTCCTGGTGTATTAAATAATCAATGTACGGTTTATCTTCAAAGTAAAGTAAATCACTATCCGGTGCGTTTGCGCCACCTACTATTATAATACAATTGGGCCACTTTACTTTAACTTGTCTAGCAAGTTCTTCGTTGTAATTTGTATTCCAGGCATAACTACTGAGTCCCAATACACTGGGGTTTTCCATACGGTCAATCACATTCTCCACTGGCTCTTTAACAAACATAAGTTCTTTCAAACAATAGTTGTCACATATTTCCGGCTTTGTTGCAGCATAACTCCAAACAACCCCTACACTGTAGGGAAAGTAATAATATTTTGTGCCTGGCAACTCCAAGCTCATCTGTGCTAAGTATACGTTTTTCATTGATTTTCCTCTAGTAGTATTTATTCAAACCAAACATGCCCATAACTACGGTTGAAGTTGTTTAGCAAATGCTGGTAGTTGTAAATTATATCCGGTAACATTTCTTTTCTCATTTGCGCCCAATCTGTGCTAGTTATTTTGGTAAGTCTATCTATTTCTTTAGATAATAATTCCAGTCTAGGAGTAAATTCAGATACTTTATCGTAACTGTGATCTATCCATTTGTCATATGTTCTATATCCTAATTCACGTAAACTTTTGATAGTTTCAGGATTAGCAAACACAACAAATGGCATTAGTGTACGATATGCCTTAAAGGTCTTTTCTGTTAAGAAAGTATACGGGCTGTATATTGTTTCTGTAACTATTTTAAAATCACACAGTCTTGGATGTACTAAGTTAACACCATGTGCTTGATTTTGTGTAAGTGTAATCTTTCCTATCTCATCCGGAAAATACATAGGTTCAACGTCAGGGCCATACCAGGTATCAAATATATCATGTAACTTTTTTACTCCAGCGTCATCAATACTATTATTCCATACACTGTGTTTTGTTATAAAACGTTTTACACTATCTTGATTATTTTCATGTTGTAAACGTAGGAAATCTATCCCCCAACTATAAAGACTGGTTTTTAAATTACCATTTTGTTTCATATTGTCTAGTAACAACGCACGACTAGCTCTGGGAACCCTGTTATATATTAAACTACTGTGAGGTCGGACTGCATAACTTTCAATATCAGTAATTGTCTGTTGCAGGAATATTTTAGTCTTTTCTACAGTAGTACTGGAAGCCATATATTTTGCGTTATGCCCTGCCCATTTCTCAAAAGGATTTGCACTATGAATCTTTACACCAGTTTTTTGTTCTTTATCTTCAACTAGTTTATTGCGATATACTCCTGTAAGCAAATGAAGTTTTTCTGGACGGTCTGCTATACCAATAATTTCCATAAATTCCTTATCTGTAGAAATTTCGTCTATAAAAACCTCTGCAACATCATCTATAAACCAATCAACTAAACCTCTGCGACTGTCATTGATAACCCGGTGGTAATCGTTAAATGGTGTACTATTATCATAACCCAATGCCCGTATAGTTTCTTTGCGTTTTATTTCCAGAATTACATTTCTATTGGGTGGCGGTGGGGTAATATCATCATTTCCTATTGTAGCTTTTATGTAAACACAATAGGGTGTATTTGCAGGTATATTTCTTATGTTTATAAATTGAAACATGTCTTTCATTATAAGATCATTACCTAGATATAGCATTTCAAAATCTTTTTTGTCATTTTCTGGATAATAATTTTTTCCTGCAATTGTCTCATCATAAAACCAAAAGTATTGCGTATCTTTTTTACTGGTCATGAATTTGTCAAAAGTTGCTATTATATGTGTCATGTTAGTATTTATAAATATACGTGGTTAATGATTTAAAGTGCTTGACTAACTGTACAAAATCATATATAATAAGTTAAATAAGGGTTTAAAATATGTTAGATGTATTCTTTCTAAGTTACGATGAAATTTCTGCTGACGAAAACTTTCAGCTACTACAACTGTTTGCACCACATGCCAAGCGTGTGCATGGTATAGATGGTATACTTAATGCACACAAGGAATGTGCAAAACAGAGTTCAACTGGTTATTTCTATGTGGTTGACGCAGATGCTATCATTGATGAGCAATTTAGTTTTAAGTTTACTCCTAGTCCTAGCATTATGGCATACCCAGGCATTCCAGAAAACAAGTGTGTATACACTTGGCGTAGTTTAAATCCAGTAAACAAGTTGATATACGGCTACGGCGCTGTAAAGTTATTCCCCAAACGTGAATTACTAAACGCTAGAGAATTTAAAGTAGACATGACTACTACTATTGGATGTCCGTTTGTTCCTAAATTTCAAATCAGCAACATCACAGCATTTAATACTACCCCATTTGATACCTGGAAAGGTGCATTTAGAGAAGCAACTAAACTGGCTTCCAGTATTATTCCCAATGGTGATAATATTGATAACAAATATCGGCTGGAAGTATGGTGCTCACGTGGTGCAAAATCTCCATATGGAGAATACAGTATAATGGGTGCTAAACAAGGTAGAGATTTTGGTAATCATTATAAGAACAATAAAAAAGCATTGCATTTGATTAATGACTATGCTTGGTTGCGTGAACAATTTGAGGAAGCCACTAATGAATGATAATATTCACTGGGTCAATGGGTTTGAGGAATATTTTACTTACATTCAGCATCCACAATTAGATTCCTTCCAAGATATCAAAAAGGCTATTGTGCATGGGAACATTTACAAAATACGTGATCTAGTCAAAAGAGAAATACATCGTGGATATAGTGAGCTTACTGATGAATTTTTACAACTAATTTTTAGTAAGCATATTGAATATAATCACTCAACACATCGCAAAGTGTTGAGATATATAAGTCATTGTATAGATGACCAATTTTTAAGACAAGTAAGTGCATGGTCAATCAGTTCAGCCAAAGCTGCTAATCTAAATGATCACTTTAGTCGTGGTCAAGTAATGAGTAAATTATGGTTAATGAACATAATTGACGAATATGTTGAGGCAGATAGTATACAAAATGTTGTATTATATGGGGGATGGTATGCTACAATTGCATACTTCTTGTTTGAAAGATTTACTGATATTAAAAAATTATACAGTTTAGATATAGATCCAGACGCAAGATGGATCAGTGATAAGTTTAACTATCCACAGTGTTACGATCAATCCTGGAGATTTAAAGCATTTGAAACTGATGTATGTAATTTACAGTGGAAGAAACGTGCAGGAACGGGTTGGTATATTGAACAATTAGTGGCAGAAAATGATGTTGTGTGTGGCATTCGTCCAGATTTAATAATTAATACAAGTTGTGAACACATGGATGATACTTGGTTTGAACAAATACCCAGTGGAAAACTAGTGTGTTTGCAAACCAATAATTATTTTGAAAACACACAACATATCAATTGTGTTAATAATACAGCAGAAGCTGAGGAAAAGTATCAGTTTAGCCAACTTATCTACAGTGGCAGCTTAGATACTCCAGAATACGAACGTTACATGCTATTGGGTATTAAATAAATAGTTTGATATACAAAGGAGAAAAGATATGCATATCTTTACATATAAATGGCATGATAACGGATTATCATCTGACCAAATTACTGAACTAAAAGAAATGATAGATAATAGAACACTAGTTTTATTCCAAAACTTTCCTGCATCAGCAGCTGATAGTTTTCCAGGAGGTACTTTTCATCCAAATGAAGGCGATGAAACACGTGGTCTGTATGCATATAGTGCAGAAGATGGTGTAATGGATCGTGATGATTGGCTAGTACTGGATTTAGGCGATACCACACCAAGTCAAGCTGTACATGTTTACGGAGATGTCATTATAAATGTTGATATAAACGCAGACACTGATGCAGACATGATGGCTCATATAGCACAATATATTGAAGCAGATGAAAAAGCTATCTGTATAGCAGGATATATGGCAACAGCATTATCAGTAACTGGGTATAGTGCTGTAAAATCTGCGGACGCAGATACAAGTTATGCAATGGCAAAAACAGGAAATACAATTGCTGGATTGGAAAAATGGCAATATGGTGTGGGTGCTAATGATCTTAAACCAATTGGATTTCGTCTAGACTAAATGACAGATTTAGATAATTTATCTTTAAGGCAATTACAAACTGAAAGTGCTAGAGCACTAAGTACAATGAGTGCCACCAACAATAATATCTATCAGTTTAATAAAAAAGCACACCACGATAGCCAGAACTGGTATCGTGCCGTAATTGAGCACTACATACATGAATACAATGGATTGCCCAGTGAAGTTGGTCCTGGGCAATTTGTACGTCTAATAATGGATACGTAATATGCTGTTTATAAACAGTCAAGATAGCTATGAAATGATTATACCAGACGACGAAACTCGTATTGGATTAAAGA